TTATGGTTACGAAATGACTAGATTTGCTATGAGAGAAAAAAAACGACTAAGCAAGGATAAGTTTAATGGACATATTTGAAGATACTTGCGACCATGACTCAGTTGAAAACCTAGAGTTAGAAAGGTTTAAAGTAAAAATTAGAGAAATCTGGAATAGATTACTTGAAGAATGTTATGCAAAATATCCTACAGAAGGTATGGACTTAGAACATTTTAAAGAACACAATGCTTTGCATTTTGCAGATGAGCCACAACCAGAAGATGAAATAGACAATCTAATGAGTATGTTAGATGAGTTAATGAACCCTATGGAGGAGTTAGATTCAGTTACATCTGGGGGCAAAGCACCTACATATGGAAGTACAACATTAAAAGCCAATAAAGAACAAGGCAAAAAAGAAGCAGGAACATATGAATTTAAACACACAACTACAAAAACTCCAAGCGACTCTCGTTCTGGAGGTAAAGGTGGCTCGTATGTGGGTACGCCATCTGGTAGCATCCGTAAAAACAAAGATGCAAGGGTTATTAGAAGTTTTACGCCAATGGCTCAAAGCATTAAAGATGAATTAAGAGCATTAGCTGAACGACAAGCTATAGGTAAACGCAGGCAATTGTTTAGATAATGGCTAAAAAAACTCGTATTGACCGCAGAGGTAAGATAAGAAGTATCGTTAGGAAATTTCCTAAAGAAAAAAGACAACATTGGTCAATAGTTAAACGAGCCCAAGTTTGGGAAAGAAGAAGAATTATAGATGATGTTTGGCTAGTAGATGTCATTAATGTAACAGATAATGTACTTGTTTCATTTGCTAGAGAGGTTGATGAAACCATTACAATGTCTGATGCGGTTGCTTTAAATAACGAAAAGTTATTGTTATCAAGCACAACAGTACAGACAGATACCGTAGAAAAACACGCTAAGCCTAGCAGTACAGATTCAATGACTATTACTGATAGTGTTGGATTAGATATGCAAAGTTTAAACACACAGTTTAATAACTTTAGTTTTAATTTCTGTTTGTTTAATGGTATTGGATATGACCAAGAGTTTTACACAGACTCAGTAACAATGTCCGATTCAGTTTCATTACACGCTTCTAAGCCAGTAAGTGAAACTGTAAGTGTTAGTGATAGTATAGGGTTTGTATTTGATGTATCAAGTATATTTAATGCAGATGATGTTACTATGAATTTATCTCAATTTAATAATTAAAGGAGTTAAGATGTTAAACGAAAACTTTAAAGTTACTGGACAAGTAACTATCCAGAAGAACGGAGAAGTTGTTAGAGATATACCTAACACTATCGTTACTGCTGGAAAAAACGATATAGCAAGTCTAATTACTGGAGCAGGTTCAGTTATGACTTATATGGCTGTAGGTACTGGAACAACAGCAGTAGCAGCAGGTGATACTACATTAGAAACAGAGTCAGATAGAAATGCTCTATCTACATCTGGTGGAACAGCAAGTACAAATACAGTTGAATTTGTAGCAGTATGGAACGCAGGAGATGGTACTGGTTCATTAACAGAAGCGGGTTTATTTTCAGCTTCATCTGGCGGTACTATGTTGGCTAGAACAGTATTTAGTGCGGTTAATAAAGGTGCGAGTGATGTACTAACAATCACTTGGACTATTACAGTTTCTTAAGGGGGTTAAAAAATGCCTGTAATTTATTCGAATAATGCCTCGACAACGCTAAGTGCGGGCATTAATGACTCAACAACTACAATTGCCATAGCTAGTGCTAGTGGTTTTCCTACTATAGGAACTGACGAATACTACTTTGCTACAATTGCAAATACTAATAACACTAAGATTGAAGTAGTAAAAGTAACAGCAGGAACTACATCACTTACAGTAACAAGGGCACAAGATGGCACAACAGCCCAAGCCTTTGACTCTGGTGATAACTTTCAATTGCGTGTTACATCAGCTACTTTAGAAGCAGCTAGTAAAACAGATGTTAATATTACTGGTGGTGCAATCGCAGGTGCAGCAATTAGCAATGACGCTATTGATAGCCAACACTATGCTGACGGTTCTATTGACACAGCACATATTGGTGATTTGCAAGTTACTAGTGCTAAGATAGGAGCAGATGCAATTACTGGTGCTAAGATTGCAGATGATGCAATTGATTCTGAACACTACACAGATGGAAGTATTGATACAGCACATATAGCAGATGATGCAGTAACAGCAGACAAGTTAGCTAATTCAATTAATACAGAAATAGCTGCTAATACAGCTAAAGTAACTAATGCTACACATACAGGTGAAGTAACAGGTGCTACAGCACTTACTATTGCAGATGATGTAGTAGACGAAGCTAACTTAAAAATTTCAAATGCAGGCAGTAATGGACAGTTTCTTAGTAAACAATCTGGTAATACTGGAGGTTTAACTTGGGCAGATGCAGGTGGAGCAATTCCATCTGGTACTGTAATGGCATTTTTTCAAAGTGGTGCACCTACAGGATGGACTAAAGTAACATCACAAAATGATAAAATGTTAAGGGTTGTTTCTGGAACTGGTGGTGGCACAGGTGGTAGTGCTGCTGTTTCATCTCCTGCACATAACTTAGCAGCAGGTTCACATACTTTATCTGTAAGTGAAATGCCTTCGCACAACCATACAACAGCAGGTGGTAATCAATTTGCAAGTGGTGGCAGTACAGGTAGTCTATTTACTGTAAATAACACAAATGGTGGTAATTCAATAAATGCGATAAATACAGCAAATATGGCAAATACAGGCGGTGGTGGTAGCCACCAACACAATTTATCTGGTTCAATTACTACACCACAATACATTGATGTAATACTTTGTAGTTACGATTAATAGGAGATATAATGGCAACGCTTACAATAATTAAAAATGATAAATTTGTAGATAGAGATGGTACTGGTGTTACATTAGATGCTGTAGTTTTACCTGCAAATGTACACGCAATACAATGGAATGGTTCTTCTGGATGGGTTGAATATAATGATGGAACGCATAATACAACATTATCTAGTATTGATGCTTATTCAACAATAACAGATGATTATGATACTAAAATAGCTGAAATAAATGCTTCTAAAGAAGCTGAAACTAAAGCTGCTAATGATGCTGCTACTAAAGCTGCTAATGACCAAGCAACTTTAGAAGCTACTTATGGATGGAAAAGAGAAAACGAATATCCTTCAATTGCAGACCAACTTGATGATATTTATCATAATGGTATAGATGGATGGAAAACAACAATTAAAGCAGTTAAAGACAAATATCCTAAATAACAATAGGTTATGCCGAAAGGAAAAAAAGATTTAGAGGTAGAGTTTACCTGTCCTCTTGGAAGTGAATGTGAGGAAATAAAGGATAATAAAATCTACAGGTGTATGTGGTACACAAAAGTTGTTGGTATGGATGCTAATACTGGAGAAACAGTTGATGATTGGTCTTGTGCTATAACTTGGATGCCTACATTACAAATAGAAATGTCAGCTACTAACAGAGGGCAAACTGCTGCTTTAGAAAGTTTTAGAAATGAAACAGTAAAAGGACAAGCAGAATTTAATAAATTGGTTAGTGCTAAAAAAGGAATATCTCTTGAAAATAAATAGTAGTGGCATTGTAGTTTCAAGTATCAAAGTTTCAGATGAACTTTGTGATGAATTAATTAATTATTTTGAAACTGTACAAAAACAAAATCCAAGTACAATTTCTGCAAATGAAAAAATACACGATGGTACAAACAATAGAAAAGATAAATCATTATTTTTAGATGAAATAAATGGAACTTTAACTTCTCGTGTTAATGAATATTTAACAGCAGCAGCTAAAGAGTATTGTGATATTTATAACACTTTATATTTAGATGATGGTGTAATAAAAAGCACAAAACAAAAAGTACAAAAAACAGAAATAGGTGGTGGGTTTCACACTTGGCATTGCGAAGATACAAATTTAGCATCTTCTAATAGAATTGCAGTATGGACAATATATTTAAATGATGTAAAGGAAGGTGGAGAAACAGAATTTTTATATCACGCCCATAGAGAAAAAGCAGAAAAAGGAAAAATATGTTTATTTCCTGCAAATTATATGGCAACACATAGAGGCAATCCACCTATTAGTAATGAAAAATATATTGTAACTGGTTGGTATACTTTATATGCGTAAATTAATTTTATTTTTATTAGTAGTAAGTTCTGTATTTGCAGCAGACCCTATAGTTACAGAATCTACTAGCACAGTAACAACAAATGGCAATCAAAAAACAGAAGTAATTAGTCCGCCACCTAGTGCTATATCGCCACAATTTGGTAGTGGAAACAATAGTGATTTATGTACGATTTCTTCTAGTGGCTCAGTACAGACACAGATTTTAGGTTTATCAGTAGGCACTACATACACAGAAGAAAACTGCCTAAGACTAAAAAAGGCACAAAAACTGTATATGTTTGGAATGAAAGTAGCAGCAGTTAGTGTGATGTGCCAAGACCCAGATGTATGGTCTGCAATGATGGATGCAGGTACGCCATGCCCTATTGATGGTTTAATAGGCGACCAAGCTAAAAACGCATGGGCTGTAAGGACTGATAAAGTACCTATGCCAAAGGAGGAAGATGAGATTACTGCACAAGAAAAGCGTGATAAAGCCCTTAGTATTATGGGTACTGTTGCTGCTGCCTTTATATTCTTTTAGTTATACATTTGGATATACAAGTAATGCTGCAATATATGGCAATACTTGGCAAATGAATACACCAACATTAGGTGTGAGTGCAGAAGAGGGATTAGATATTAGTGGTGTAATTTATAATTACACAGCAGTTAAAAATCAAGTAGACGATTTTACAGTTACTATATCAAATGAAAATGTAGATGGTGGGTACATATTTCAAGAAACTGATGATTGGTCTGGTAAGCATGGAATGAAAATACAAAAAGTTATTCCGTTAGCTTACACGCCAATAGAAAAATTTGGTGAAGGTGCAATACAAACAACAGGTGTAGGTAGTGTAGAAGAGGCAAGTGTTATATATATGTACAGATGGGATTTATGTCGAAATCCACAGAATGACCCAGACTGCCCTAATTATGTTGAGCCATTACCAGTTATACCAAAGATAGAAATATATGACGCACTTGAAGATGAATATGTAGCAGAAGCTACAGACGAAACAGATAGTGAGTTATACGACAAAGAAGTAGAAAGTAAAGAAAACACAGAAGAAGAAGAAGAAAAAGAAAGATTAGAAATAGCTTTAGCATCTTCTGGAAATGCTTTAACAATAGCTAACGCAGTAACACAATCAGCTATTTTAAAAAGCATGAACATAGCAACAAATATTAATTCTTATTATGTTGCTGATATACCAAGTACAGTTTATAAAGATACAATTGTACTACAAGACAAAGATATAGTGGATAATAAGTTAGTATTTAGAAGTTTAACACAAGAACAATTACATGAAGAAATGATACAGGAGCAATATAAATGAAAAAATTAATTACACTATTTTTAGTCTTAGGAATTACTGGATGTTCTTTTTTGTTTCCTAAAAAAGTAGAAGCTAATACAGATATTACAGGTACAGTACAATCAAGATGTACAGTAGCAACTGATACTGTAGGATATTATGGAAACCCTAATGCCTACACATTAAATACTACACCTGCTGATGGTGGACAAAAACCTATTGTTAGATTTGATACATCACTAGCTAATGCTTATTACGCACAAATAAGTTATCCAGAGTCTTTTAGTTCAAGCCCAAGTCTTAGTGATAATGTTACTTGGACAGGTGGTGTAACAGTTGCACAAACATCTAGTACAGATATGTCGGGTTATCAAGCAGCTAGTACAACAACAGGTGCTATGAGGCAATATGCTTTGACTATAGCAGGAACAACATGGTTTGAAGTAACATCATCTGCTACTTATGGTGGTGGTAACAATACAGCATTTCCTGGTGGTTCATATACAGCAGTTGTAACAGCACAATGTATCGCCCAGTAATACTGTGGGCATTGCTATCTAGTATTGTAGCTGCCCATGATATGACACCCACTTACCCAAAGTGGAAAATGTCGTTTATACCAAGTGCTAAAATGACTTCTATGGAAGTTTTTAATAAAAGGTCAGATGTGCAATGGTATCAAATAGGTGTGTTTGATAAAGATTGGCAACCTATACCATTTGTAACTAGGTACAAAATATTAAGAGTAAAGTATTTGAGTCGTGTTAAGTTTGATGTTTATGTAAATGACAATGATTCTAAAAGAGCAGAGTATATATGCTCAACATCTAAACTTAGAGGCAATGATGACTTTAAACCTATAGTAGAATCAAAGATATGTTCGAGGTTTAAGTGAGGTGGTTAGTTATTTTGTTGTTGTTAAGTACGCAAACAATAGCTGAAAGCAACTCAATGTCATTTTCTTTACCAAGTTCGGGTACAAGTAGTGGCTCAGACAAAATTAAAGCAGGTGATTTAGATTGTTCTAATAGTATAGGTGGTGCAACAAACTTTGAATTTGGGTTTACTGGAGTAATAAACAACGCAGTAGTGCCAATTATAGGTAAAAAAAATGATTTAAATCCACAGACCAAAGATGTTGGATTGTATGCTAGAATAATAATACCTTTAGATGCACCAAAAGAGCGAATAAATTGTAATACTTTATACCAACTTGAGTTACAAAGACGCAGATTAGAGGTAGAAAGGTTAAGACAAGAGATAGAATATCTTAAACAATTACAAAATGATGGTGCATTTAACAACTGATGGCAGATTTAGAGGACATAGTTAGACAAGGCGAAGGTCTAAAAGACAAAAGATTAAAGATTTTTGGACTTAGATTAAGTGGTGCGAGTATCGTTGGAGCATTTGCCTTTATTTCAACGATTGTTGGTACGCTGTATGGTGGCTTTCTTATGTACCAAAAAGTTGAATCTATAGCAAATTTGGACTTAGACGCTATAGCAGGACAAATGTCTAAGACTTCTGCTGATGTTATAAGAATTGAAGAACATGCAAACGCAATTAAGATAGAATTAAAGAAAGATATGACAGATTTGCGTAATGCACAATGGAATCTTGAGTCGAAAGTTGATGGTAAGTTACAGTCAGTAGACACCAAACTTACTAATTATGATGATAAACTAGACAGATTTGAGATAAAAGTAGAAAAAACTAAGTTAGATATGGAAAAAAGAATACAAGAGTCTTTAGATAACCCACTAGCAAACTAGGAGAATAATATGCCATACGGAAAAGGAACATACGGAAGCAAAAGAGGTAGACCACCTATGAAAAAAAATGCCAAGAAAAAAGCACCAATGAGGAAAGGTAAGAAATAATGGCTAAAGATTCAAGATTAGCTAGGGCAGGTGTATCTGGATTTAACAAACCCAAGCGTACACCTAGTCATAAAACAAAGAGCCATGTTGTAGTAGCAAAAGATGGAAATCAAATTAAAACAATTAGATTTGGTCAACAAGGAGTTACTGGCGATAGAAAAACAACAGCTAGGTCTAAATCATTTAAAGCTAGACATGGTAAAAATATTAAGAAAGGTAAGATGAGTGCAGCTTATTGGGCAAACAAGGTGAAGTGGTAATGGCTAAACGAGGACTATACGCAAACATTAATGCTAGGAAGAAAAAAGGTATTAGTAGACCAAAGTCTAAATCTACTATTACTAAAAAAGCCTATGCAAAAATGAAGAAAGGGTTTAAAAAGTAATGGAAAACAATAGAGTGCAATTACAACTAGATAAACATTCTAATCAAATAGCTAAACTTTTTAGTAAGATTGACGATACCAACGATAAAATACAAAAAATATTTAATATGTTAAATCAAATAAGATATTTTATTTATGGTGGTTTTGCATATTTTTTAGCAAGTGAAGTAGGCATGTTAAATTTAATTAAAGTAATGGCATGATAGGATTTTTAACAAATATAGCACCAATTGCACTTGGATTTATTGCAAAGTTATTTGCACTTAAAAGTCAAGCAGCACAAGAACAACAAAAAATGATGATAGAAAACCTACAAGTTAGGAATGATTCTATTAATCAAGCTAGGTCAATGGCACAAAAAGAAAGTCCAATGGCTGCTATGAACAGACGAATTATAATTTTAACTATATTAGCTTTAGTTATATTTACACAGGTAGCCCCTGTGTTTTGGAATGTGCCAACTGTTATACCGACAGTAACAGAAGGTTTTAGTATATTAGGATTTCAATTGACAGCAGATGAAATAGAGTATGTTACTGTAGAAGGAATGTTGAAATTTGATGAAATATTTAGATGGGCAACAATGATTATTGAATTCTACTTTGGAGCACAATTAGCAAAAGGTAGGTAATAATGAAAAGGGCGGTAGTTATACCCGACCAACACTTTCCAATACATGATGAGAAAGCGGTCAAAGTTGTACTAAAGGCAATAGAAGAAATTAAACCAGACATATTTATTAATCTGGGTGATGTTGGAGAATGGAATTCTGTATCGGGGCATAGGTATAAACGACAGAAAAGACCACCACTAGAGTACCAGTTACCAGAAATAGATAAAGAAGTTAAAGCTGTTAATAAACAAATAGACAGGTTTGACAGGGTGTTAGACAAGATTAAATGCAATACTCGACATATTCTTGCAGGTAATCATGACGAATGGCTAGATGCTTTTGTATTAGAAAACCCATACCTTGAACAGTATTTATTTAGAAATGCTTGTAAATGGGATGACAGAGGCTATGAGTATCGCAAATACAATGAAGTTTTAACTATTGGTAAATTGTCTTTTGTACATGGTGCGTATACAACAACTACTCATGCTAAGACACATTTAGAAAGATATGGTACAAACATTATGTACGGACACACACATGATGTTTCAAGGTTTTCATCAACAAGATTATTAGATGGAAATATAAGTGCTTGGTCAATGGGTTGTTTAAAAGATATGTCAGCAGAAAACAACACATGGTTAAAAGGCAGACTACATAACTGGAATCACGCTTTTGGTATTGTAACTTTTTTTGACAATGGAAATTTTCAAGTTGAGGTTGTAGATATAGTAGATGGTAGATGTTCAGTTTGGGGAAAAATAATTAAAGGATAGTATATGACATATAGAGAATTAATAAATCAAGTGCTAATACGACTTAGAGAAGATACAATTGCAACAGATTGGTCTGGCAATATTAATGACTCTAGTACAGTATCAGCTTATCAAAAAGTAATAGGTGCTTTAATAAATGATAGTAAAAGAAATATAGAAAATTATCATGATTGGTTAAATTTAAGAGAAACAGTTAATATAACTACAGTAGCAGGTACAAAAAATTACAACCTAAGTTCTGGTCAGGAAATTAAAATTATTGATGTAGTTAATAATGATACTGGAATACATTTAAATCAAGCTAGTAGAAATTATATAAACACAGTTAAATATCCTACAGATGAAACAGGTGAGCCATTGTATTACGCTTTTAATGGTAGTGATAGTTCTAATAATTTAAAAGTAGATTTATCACCAGTACCTACAGAAGCACATACATTGTCTTTTGATATTGTTAAACCACAAGATGATTTATCTACAGCTTCTACAGTTTTAAAAATACCTTCTAAACCAGTAATACTTGGTGCATGGGCAAGGGCTATATCTGAGCGTGGTGAAGATGGTGGTACACAATCTAGTCTTATGGCACAAGAAGCAAACGATGCAATTAAACAAGCTATTATGTTAGATAGTGGAAATACACAATACGAATCAGATTGGTATATTAAAGAAAATTATTCTCATGGAACAGTTAATTTTAGATAATGGCTAAAGAACTTACATATCAACCTTTACAAGATATAGGTATTAATGGATTAAACACACAAGATAATCCAGCAACACTTAATCCTTCTTATCTTACAAAAGCAGAAAATGTGGTAATAAGAGAGTCTGGTCGTATTGCTTTTAGAAAAGGTTTAAAACAAAAAGTAACACCATCTGGTACAAAAATAGGTTCAATTGTTGAGCATAATGACAATGGTACAAATAAAATATTTGCTAGTCATGGTACAAGTATATATACAATAGATTTTACTGCACCTAATGCAGCTTTTCCTAGTAGTGGTGCTGATGTTAAACATACTGTATCTGGTAGCACAAGTGATTGGCAGTTTATAAATTTTAATAATAGATTAACTTGTATACATGCAGGTGTTGTACCACAAAGATATGATGGTTCACAAGGCTCTGGCAGTAAATGGGCTGCGTTTGATAATGCACACAGACCTTCAAGTGTTACTTCTGGTGAATTTAAACCTAGTTGTGGTATGGGTTTTTATGGTCGCATGTGGGTAGGTGGTGTTGCTGAATCTAAAGATGTTTTGTATTATTCTAGTTTATTAGATGCTGATGATTTTAGAACAACAACAGAAAATGGTGCTTCAAATGGTGGTTTAATTGATTTAAAAACTGTTTGGGGTTCAGATGATATTATAGCAATTCATCCGTTTTTTGGTAAGTTAGTTGTGTTTGGTAAAAATAATATTGCAATATATAACAGCCCAAATGTTATAGGAAGTATGGCATTAGATGAAGTAATACAAGGTGTTGGATGCGTAAGTAGAGATAGTATACAAGCTATAGGTGATGATTTAGTTTTTATTTCTTCAACAGGTTTAAGGTCTTTAGCTCGTACAACAGAAAAAGACAAACTACCTTTACTAGATTTATCTTTAAATATTAAAGATACATTAATTAGAAATATAGGACAAAGCACAAATATTAAAAGTATTTATGTAGAAAATGAAGGAATATATATATTATCTTTTGTTGATAAAAATATAAATTATGTGTTTGATTTTAAACATGCTACACCAAATGGAGCACCTAGAATTACAACATGGTTTTTTGATAATGATAGAGAGCCAGCAAGTTTAACATATACAACATTATATGGATTGTTAGTAGGACAGCAAGATGGAAGTATTGCTGGATATGAAGGATATTATGATACAGATTTATCATATCCTAGTGGTTTACAAACATATATTAATAGTTCTTACACTAGCGGAATAGCAACTACTTGGATTAATTTAGGACAATCTGTAGCTGCATCTTTATTAAAAAGATTGTTTATGGTGTTAGAAGGCGGTTCTGGAGCAACTTTAGGTTTAAAGTGGTATAAAGACTATAGTCCAAGTCCATCACCAACAACTTCTATAACTTTAAACCCAGTAACAACAGGAACACAAGCGTTATGGGGTTCTGCTACATCTTTATATGGCAAGTCAGGAGTTACATATAAACCTGTATTTGGTCTACAAGAATACAAAACACCATTAACAGGTTCGGCTAAAAATTTGAAACTAGAAATATCTATAGAATCAAATGGCTTTGACACAAGTTTACAAGACTTAACTTTATTACATAAACAAGGGAAAATAAGATAATGGCAAATTATACAATAGCAGTATCTTGGTCGGGAAAAGATGCATTATCGGACTCTGATGCAGCAAAAGTAATTTCTGGTGCAGATTTTAATACTGAGTTTACAGCAGTACAAACAGCAGTTAATACAAAAGCTGATTTAAATGGTAGTGCTTCAGAATCTTTTAGTGCAACTACTGCTTCAGCAAATACAAACACAACACAAGTAGCAACAACAGCTTTTGTTACCGCAGCAATAACAGCAGTCAAAGCTGCTTTATATCCAGTTGGTTCTATATATACAAACGCAGAAGTAGCAACAAATCCTGCAACACTTCTTGGATTTGGTACTTGGGAAGCATACGCAGAAGGCAGAGTTCCAGTAGGTAAAGCATCAAGTGGTACATTTGATACGCTTAATGCGACAGGTGGTGCTGAAACAGATGCACACACATTAACACTTAATGAAATACCTTCACATAATCATAGTAATGGAAGTTATGACAGGCTTTTAAAACAAGACGGAAATACAACAGTAGCTTCTGTTGATGGTTCTTCTGGTGAACCTAATCTTGGCTCAAGTGGAGCAATACAAGCAGCAGGTGGTGGAGCAGCACACACTCACGATATTTTACAACCATATATAGTTGTCTATATGTGGAAACGCACAGCATAGGAGATTAATCATGATAGGAGCAGGTGTATACAAAAGAAGTTTGCCTCAAAATAATAGAGAAAATGCTATACGAAGAAATGCAACAACTTTTGCAAAAACTAAACCCAGAATAACGCCAACTTCAAGTTTTACAGACATAGCTAATAGTGCTGGAAAATATATAGCAAGTCAAGGTGAAAATCCAGGCAAATATGGTGCAATGGATGTAAGTGGTCAACAAAAAATATCAGAAAATATATTAAATTTAACAACTCCTGATATGGCAGGAATTGGTTTTACAAATACATATAAAGATGGTAAATTTACATCTGAATTAAATGAAATGGAAAAAGGCATATACGATCAAACAGGTATGCTTACAGACATTTTAGGTAAACAAGCACAAGATTTTTTTAGCGGTGGTTATGAAGGTATGCGACAAAATCGTTATGATGAAGCTATGTCGTTGTTTTCAACTCAGCGTGCTAGAGAAGAAGCAGAAAGAAGGGCAAGACAAATTGCTACTGGTGCATCATCTACAAAAATACAATTAGAAGATGCAAATGCAGCAGAAAATATTGGGCAACAAAATTTACAAGCTTTAGCAGGAATTGACCAAGATGTAATGAATTTTGGTAATTTTTTGACTGGTAATAGAAATCTAAACATTGATGCAATGATAGGACAAGGATCAGCAGGAAATACACTTTTAGCTAATCAGCTTTCTAAATTAGATGCTACTACTAATTTTCAAAATGAATCGGATGCAGTAACAGCACAATACGATCAAATGGCTGCTGCTGATGCTGCAAAAAGAAAAAGTAAAAGTAATTTTTGGGGTAATATTTTTGAATTTGGATTAAATACTGTTATGCCAGGTGCGGGTACAGCAGCTAAAGGACTTTTTGGATAGGAGAAAATAATGGCAGAATACAGTAATGATATGTTTGGCCTTAAACAATTATTGTTAGATGAAGCACAAGCAAATCAACAAGCTGATATTAACAATGCTGTAAATTTAGCAGGTACTAAGCGTTCAGGAATGATGCTTAATGCAATAGATATTGGTAAAACACAAGGAGCAGCTTTAGAAGGATTTGGTCGGTTTTTAACTGGCACAGAAGCACCAGTAGATCCAAGATTGCAAAAAATGCAACTTTTAGAATCTATACAAAAAGAAATGCCAATGCCACAAACTGCTGCTGATTATAAAAAATTAGCAAATATGTTAAGTAAAGCAAATTTATTTAATGAAGCACAATTAGCAATGCAAGAAGCTAATAAAATTGAACAAGCAGCTTTGACTAGGTCTAAAGAAACCTTCCAAGATATAAATGGTGCTACTCGTTTTAAAGCAACAGGTCAACTTGTTCCTGGAGAATCTGCTGTAAAAACTACTACTCCTGCTGAATTAACATTAGATCAATTATTTACTAATACACTTGAAAATGATCCTGCATACCAAACAGCAGTAGCAACAGGCAATGTAGAAACACAACAGAAAATGATTGCTGAAGCTAAGCGAACTTTAAATTTAGCTGGTGATACATCAAATGCACAAATACAAAATTTTCCTGAATATAGGTTAAACAAAAAAGGTGACATGCAAAGATATGATGTATATAAACAATACAATAAAAAAGATAATGAATGGGTTGAAATACAAGAATCTCAACAAGAATTAGTTGCAGCAGCTACTCGTACATATGTTAATGATACTCCAGAAGGTACATTTGAAATAACTGAAACATGGAATGGACAAAAAGGTAAATGGGTGCAAACAGCTCAAACTAATAAAACAGATTTACCAAATAGTTTTGAAGCTGCTGTAGTGCAATCAGTTGTAAATTCACCAGGATATAATGAATTAGATACATCTGCTAAAGCACAATTACTTAAAACAGCTAAAGAATCAATTACTATTCCTACAACAGAAAGTGCAATTAATGCAGCATATAGAGATATTGCAAATGATTTTATTGAGCAAGCACAAAATTTAGAACAAATTAATAATAATGAAAATTACATAGAAGATGGTCGTGTATTAGGTAATAAAGCATTTATGGATTGGAAAAACGATCTGCAAATTGAAGTTGAAAAAGCTGGTGGTAATACAGAAGTAGGAGATGTTTTAGGTCAATACAAATTATGGAAAGATTTGTCTAGTGGAACTCTTGATAGTTTAGATCAAATGGAAAATCTAAAAGATCAAATTGATATGGCTAGAGGCACAGGCGTAAGAGATCCAAACTCTAAAGCTTGGGCACAAGCAACTAGAAGTATTGTTGCATTAACTAAAGATTCTAATTTAAGTTTAGCGGAAGTTAACACAATAGCAAATGCTGGTAGTGTACCAAGAAAAATTAAAGACTTTGTAAATAAAATTATTACTGGTGTTGCTTCAGAGGCTAGTATTGATGATTTTGAAGAAATTGCTGTTGGTTTAGAAAGAGTCTTAATAGAAAGATATAACAAAAATCATACAGATTTTAATGCTGCATTTGCTGTATCAGGAACTTCTGAAGATTTATTACAAGCTATAACTGGTAATCCTTTGAAACAAGATATATCAGTAATACAAGCAAGTTATCCTGATATAGTTAAAGAAGCAGAACGCAGAAATTTAATAAAAATTATTGATGGAAAAATTTTTAGTGTTGCAACAGGTCAAGAATTAAATATAGGTGATTTTCCAAAATAAGGAATATTTATGACAACAATGAATTTAAGTGAATTAACAGATGAAGAAATGATGTTAATGTTAATGGAAAATGATCCAAATTCTGTATTAACTGATTCTAATGATTTTGGCAATGAAACATTAGAAAGTATGTCAGATGAAAATTTTATGGATTATCTTACACAAATGTCTGGTCAACAAACACTTATGGAACAACGAGCAGCAGATATGCCTACTTTTTTAAAAAATCAAGCTAAACTAGGGTTAACAGATACTTTAACTTTTTCTGATGCAATATATCAAGGTTTAATAGATCCTGTAGATCATGTACTTGGTCATTTAGTTTTTGGTGCAGGTGGCACAGATTTGTATCTTGAAAAACAACAAAAAATGATGTCTGAATTAGCTAATTTTAAAAACTCAGATGAATATTCTAATTTATTACAAGAAGGTAATGCTGATGAAATTGAAAAAAGAATTCGTGCTATTCAATTAAAAGGAGGATCTGTTGGTTTAAATTGGGGCGATATGTTAGATGCAATTAATCTTCCTGATATGCCATTTACTAAAGATGCTACATATTGGGAAACATTTACTTCTCGTTTAATGGATTCACAAGAAAATGTAAGTAAATTTACAGGTGCTAATCCTCATTTAAAATCACCTAACGATACTTTACTTGAAAGAGCAATAGGAACAGGTGTTAGATTTGCAGCAGACCCAAGTTTTTATTTAACAGGTGGAGCAAGCAAAACAAAAGATTTGCCTGGTTTAATACCTGTAATTGGCGATGATGCTGTAGCACCAATTTTAGGAGAAATGGTAGTTAACACTTCTGGTCATATGTTTAAAAATGGCACAAGTGCAGCTTCTATAGGTGTTATGACTGAATTTGGTGGTGAATTAGGTGCTACTGTTGAAAAACAATTAACTGGTGAAGATACTGGTGTTGGTCGTTTAGTTGGTTCTTTTGGAGGTGGTGGTGTTGCTGTTGCATCTCAAATACCTACTAAATTTTTAGCAAGTAAAATAAAAGATATATACACAAAAAGATCTATAAATAAAAAATATCCTGACATGGTAGCACAACAATATGTTACTGGCGGTGTTAAAGAGATATATAAATTAATGGAACAAGATATTACACCTGAAAGATTTGGTGAATTAGTTAAAGAATATAAAAAAATTGGTACTTCTGTTAATTCTGGAAATATACCTTTAATGGTTATGGCTGCTGATTCTCCATATATGCAAGCTGAACTTAAAAAATTAATGCAAACAGACGCTACTTTTAGAAAACAAGTAGAAGATGAAGTGTATAGGCTTGGTTTATTAATAGATGAAAGAGCAGATCAAATATTTGGTACTCGTTATGCACCTGTTAATTTAGAAACAATACCTGAACAATTAAGAAATCAGGGTAATAAACTTATAAAACTTAGGCAAGAGTTAGATAAAAAAATAGAACAATTAGATTTAGATTTTGTTCCAGAAAATGCTGTAGATATTGGTAATCAAATACAAAACATTGTTGCTAAAAGAGAAGCTATAGCAAGAAAAGAAATGAAGCCTACATATGAAGCAATTGATAAACAAGCTGCTGCACAAAACATTTTTTTAGGTGGTGGTCAATCTACGCAATTATATAAATATGTACTTGATAATGAATTATTAGATTTATTTGGTACAAAAACACAAATATATAAAGACATATTAAAATATCTTAAACCTAGAAAAAATACAGAAAATGTAACTATCCAGGTAGTAAGAGGTGACAAGCTTGTAGACACAACAGTTAAGCGTGGTGATTTACCACCTAGTCACAAAGAATATGAGCCACCAGTATCACCGCAAGTTAGTTGGGCACAAATGGATTCTTTAAAAAGAGCCATTAACAGATATTCAAGAAAAGATACTTTAGATAATAGTGAAAGAAGAAAACTAAACGAGTTTAAAGAATATTTTAAAGAAATTAGTGGAGAAATGGTTGCTGTTGAAAAAGGAGGTTTGGCTTTTGATAATGCACCAGCTTTAGAATTATTAGCTAAAAGAGATGCTGCTGATGTTTTGTATTATGAAAAAATAGGAATACCGTATAGTGCAGAAGGCATTATGCAAATTAACAGTAGAAAATATGCAACTGAAGTGTATCCTGTTATTTTTAAAAACAGCGAATCTTTAAATCAGTTTTTGAGTGTGGCTGGCAAAGAGGGTCAAGAAATTGCCCAAAATGCTTACATTCTTAACATGTATGACAAAGTTATGAAGGATGGTGTTTTTAACGCTAAAAAGGTACAAATATTGATGCGTAAAGATCGAAATATATTAGATGCATTGCCTCAAGTTAAAAAAATGTTGGAAAAATCTATAGTAGACCAAAGCGAATTACATTTAAAAAGAGATGCTATAAACACAGCATCTAAAGATTTTGAAACAGAAGTTGCAAATCATTTTTTAATATCTTCAGCTTTAAGTCCAAATTATCCAGATGTAGCAAGAAGGTTATTTAAAGGTGATATGGCTTTTTACAACAAAATACAAAAAGATTTGGATAAAGTTGATACAAGCACAGCCAGGATTGTTAATGAAAACATACAAAGAGAATATGTAAACCAAGTTTTTTCTAATGGAGGTATGAAATATTTATTAGATCCTGCAAATGAAAAAATGGTTAATACTTTGTTTAATGAAAAACAAGTAGAAACTTTTAAAAATTTATCAACATTATCTGATGCTTTGAAAAAAATTGATATTGTAGATTTAAACAATAAATCTGTTGCACAGCAAGTTGATCCTGTAGCTAAAATATTGCCAGGAGTTACAACACAATATGGTGCTGCACAAATTAGAGATCGTGTTTCTAGTATTGGTATGAAAGTTATTAGAATATTAACTCATATTAATCAGGCCACATTACAAAAAAGATTAGATAAAGGTGTGCAAGATTTATTACTACACAAAGATATAGAAAAACTAAATCAATGGGGTCAAACTTACAATTGGAAACAAATTACACCTGAAGGTTTTAATACTTTAAGAAACATTATTGCTGAAATGATTCCAAACTATATTCATGGTAGTGCAGAAGGTTTTGCTTTACAAGAATTAATAGGAGAGTCAAACCAAAGAATTATTGAGGAGAGATTTTAATGGGAGTTAAAAATACAATTTCAGAATTTGCTACTGGTTTTTTAGGCGGTAATCATAGATCAACTCCTTACACAAAAGCTGGTCAAACAACAAGAAAAAAATTAAATACACCATTAAAATTTGCTGGTACTTTTTTAAAACGACATCCTTATGTTTCTTTAGGTGCTGGCTTGCTTGGTGTAATGGGAGTCGATTTAGGCTTTACTGATAATCCTGGATTTGATAAAGAAATTAGATACAATCTACCACCATACATGACTTCAGATACAGATGACTATGAAAAAGATTATAAAAATTATTGGAAAGGTGTATTAGGTCATGATGGTGTTCCAAAGTTAGAAGATTTTAGTGATTACAATAATCCTGATGCAGAATATAATACTGCCATACAAATATACATGGATACAAAACCTTTGTAAATTAAAGTTTACAAACCCCATCTTCACAATCATCGTCTGAAGGTGCAGATATAATGTATTCGTTAGGTTTGAGTTTAACTTGAGGTTTAGATTTGCTATTCATTAGGTTCCCATGTTGAAATTGTTGTAACAAATTATCATAACTTCTTATCTCACACCTTTTTAAATATTTATTATAAGCCTCATCAAACTTTAAGCTTAATACTGATGCCCTATAAGCATAATCTGTTGCTAATGCTTCACATAACTCTAACCTCGTCATTTCCATAGATCTCCTCTTGTTTATAAAATATGTAGGCCTGTTTACTATATATTTTTCTAGCAAATATTTCTACTACTTGTCTATCATCAATAAATAAAACACCATTCAAAGCATCTAAGATTGCTTTAATATAATTGTCAATATCTGAATTGTTACTGCAATAGGTGTTAGCTAATTTCTCCGTTTTTTTCTTTGACCAAGATTTAGGCATCTTGATATAAAAATCTACATGAACACTTAACAAGTTTTTAGAGAGAGTTGTTTCCATCTCACTTGTTAGTGCTTGCATGTCTTTTTTAAACTTGGTGTACCTTTTAGGGTAGTATGTAGACCAACGAGTTACTCTTGGCCTGGAGGCTGGACAAGGATCAACTTCAAATGTAATCCTCATAATGTTCACCTCTTAGGATATCAATATCAGATATTGCTAAAGCTAAAAGAAGTCTAATTTCTATATCTCTTTGTGTATCTTCTTCTCTTGCTAACTCTCTAGCATCTCTTAAATTTTCTGATATCGCATCTAGTTTATCAAATCTTTGTTGTTTATGCCTTATGCTCATTACTCATTGTTCTATGATAATCTTCGTTACGTGGCAACATAATGCCCCACTCTCTAGCGAAGTAACTATCAATATCTTTTAAGTATTGAACAAATTCAGGAATAGTAAGATCTTTACTTGATTTTTCTCTATCTCCTAAAAATCTTTCAGCCAGGTCTTTTTTAAATTCTTCTTTACTTTCTTCACCTTGCTCTTTTCTTAGGATATCAACCCATAAATGATAAAGCCTACTTTGAAATTCTGTTCTTTTAGGCTCGTCTTGAGTAATTGATACTGTAGCTACATCACAGCCAGGATTCGTTTTAAAGAAATCATATACTAAAGCTTTAAAAATTGCTTCTTTAGGTTCGTTTCTATGAATTACCCTGTATGTGTTCATTCTATCATATCTTGTGCTAACAATTTATCTATTTCAATATCAATATTTTCTATAGCTTTTCGGAGATCATGAATTCGCCCCTCACCTTTATGTTTCCACCTATACCTAACAAGATATTTAACTGCATTACCTATTGCCCATGTCATATCCTGGTCAACAATAAATGTTTTAGCCTCTATCTTACCTTTAGTATAGTGTGAGGGGTTTTTAATATTGTCGTGTACTGTATTAGCCACCAACCCATCCAAAGAATAATGCTAAGACACAAATTCCTAGAAAAACTGTTAAAGATCTGTTCTTTAGAATTGTGTTAATTACATCCATCACTTTTTCCATTACTTCTCTCCTCTAGTTATAACAAATTAGGGTACTTTTCAGTTTATAGCACTAAACTAATGATTATAATTAATAATATTTAAGTACCCTAACTTCTTACAACTACTTGTTACCCGCCCATCCTACGCATCCTGTAGCATTTGTAGGATAACACATTATTTGATCTTCTTTTTTACTACAGCTACTAAGCATCATTATAACAACAACTAATGGTATTAACATAAAAATTAACCAAGATTGTTTCATTTTATTAAACCTTTTTCAATCAAGATTTTTTGTGTTTCAATAATTGCTCTGTACATTTCTAATGATACATCTGTGTTAGGTGGTGCTTCTTTCCTACCATCATATATATCATGACAGTTTAGGCATAAGTATGCCCCATGTATGTCTAATGCTTTTAGGCCTATACCCGCACCATTTAGGTGGGCAAGAACAACAGTTTCTCTTTCAGGCATACAACCCTGAATTCTCATTGTGCAAGCCTCACCTCTGGCTGACTCTCTGATCTTTTTACTTTTACTTTTTGCCATAAATATCTAACTCTTGATCTGAAAATTTAGAATATTTTCCCTCAAAGTTACATTTTACAAAGCCAGATTGCCCCATTCTATTTTTGGCAACAATTAATTCAGCCAGGCCTCGATCTGGAGAATCGTCATGATAATATTCATCTCTGTATACAAACATAATTGTATCTGCATCTTGTTCAATTTCGCCAGAAGATCGTAAATCGCTCATAAAAGGCCTTTTGTTCTCTCGGCTCTCTACCCCCCTACTCAATTGAGAAAGTAGTATTATGGGTATCTCAAGGACTCTAGCAAGGTGTTTTAACTCTCTAGTAATGTTTCCTAACTCAGAAACCTCGTTGCCCTTGTTGTATTTCATAATCTGCAAATAATCTATAAGTATTATATCAATTTTTCGCTCTGAATTTAGCTTTTTTGACATAGAAAATATATTTTCAATAGTCAACCCTGACTTATCTATAATAGTCATGTTTTTGTCACCACACTTAGCCAAGCTTTTATAAAACTTTTCGTTTTCATGTGCCTTTAATTGGCCTTTTTCAACAACACTTAATGGTATTTCAGTTTCAGAAGATACCATTTTCATAGTAAGCTGTACCTGGCTCATCTCAAGAGAATAAAACACTACATTTTTTGTGTTTGCTATAAAACTTGCTATGTTTAATGCTAGTGTAGATTTTCCCATAGCTGGCCTACCCGCCAAAACATTAAGTGATCCAGGCCTAAAACCATTGGTTAAAGCATCTAATGAAATAAAACCACTTGATAAACCTGTGCCATGTTGATTTACATCTTCAATGTAATCTATTGTTTTGCTTACAATACTTTTCATTGAATCGTCAGCCTGGTTTAATAAATCTGACTCTAAACTGTGTATTGTATCTACAGTTTCCTGATAATTATCGTATTCTATTTTAAATTTTAGCTGTTCAATTTCGTTCTTAATTCTACAATTTCGTATATGTTTAGCATAAACACTAATGTTTTCTGTGCCTATACACTCCTCCATTAAGCCAGCCAAAAATGGAAAATTATTATATTCTGTTGTAAATCTTTGTTCTTTGTTCTTTAAACCCCACTCTTTAATCCAATGTCTTAGTGTTAAAGGGTCTACAGGTTCGTTTTTATCAATCATATCTAAAATATGCTGATATAAAATACCTAAATGTTTGTTTGAAAAATCAGAAGCAGATAAACCAGAACCCGCCACTTCATCTATGCATGATGAATCTAATAATAAACCGCCTATTACAGCTTTTTCTGAATCAGAAGAATCAGTTAAATTATTTAACTCTCTATAAAGTGTTTGTTTTGTTTGTTCCATTTTTATTCTCCATTTTTTTATAATCTTCAGGATCATCACTACCATGATGTTCATCCCATATTTCATCTGAGCCATTACCAAATACTTTTACAAAATCTGCTTTGCTAAAATATTCAACCTGTTCTTCAGCTTCTATTCTTAAATTTCCCATTTTACTCATACATTTCTCCAGTTAAATTCCTCACCATATGGTTTGGATTGTTGTGTTTCTTTACCTTCTAACATCATTTCCCAATTACGACCATTAATAAATGTTTGCAAATGTGGAATAAATCTTCTCTCTGTTTCGTTAAAGTCTAATTTCAAATCTGCAAGAATTGGTAACACTTTCTTCCAATCTTTATGCTTTTTTCTAAAATTAGTAAATTCTGTATCTAAGCCTCTTTTTTTACCTAAGTATCTAACCCTAAACTTTTCAAACAATTCTTTTTCTTCAGGAGAAACCTTCTCTTTCTCTTTAGGAATCTCTTTCTCTTTAATGTCGGTATGCATTTCCGTATGTTCGGAATCCCGTAAGTACGGAAAAGGGTATATATGGAACTCGTTACTTACAAACCTATTCTGCTCATCTTTTATTCTTATAACCTTGTACAAACCTAACTCTCTTAAACATTTCATAGCCTGGAGGTATTTAGATCTTCCTATGTCAAAATGATAACGAATCTGATCTTCTAGAACAACCCAGTTTTGTGGCTTTGATTGTAAATAACACCATATAGCTAAAGCATCAGGGTTACTAATTGATTGAACAACCTCCCTACTTAGCATAAAGTAGGGCAAGTCATTCTGGTGAGTATCTAATTTATGTATTGGCATTATTAGATTTTAACATGAGTTTCACCATAGGGTCAATATACCAATTATTGGCATCTATCCAATTAGTCATGTCGATCTTTAATGGATTATCTGCTCTACTTAAATCTCTGACAGGTTTAAAAACTATCTTTGGATCAGAATATTTATTTAACCTAACTCTTGCAGTAGGAACACTACAACCAATTCTTAATGCTAATTCATGAGTTGTAATTTTACGACCATCATCTAATGTATACAATTTACTCCAATAACCACCATCCGTTCTTTGGTATTCAATACCATCTTCTATTTTAGTCATAATTAGAATGGGATATCATCTTCAGGATCTTGTGAAACATCCTCCTGTCTTAGATGTTCTTTAGGTATGAAAGATGGTGGCTGTTGAGAAGTTGCAGCATGTTGCTGGTCTGGATCTCGTAAAGTAATTTTTAACCATTTTCCATATTCACTTGTATTAATATAGCCTTTTAACTTCCAAACTTTACCATTTATATCTTTAAAAGTACCATAATAATCTTCTCTTGTTTTATCTTCTTCAGTACCATCATTGGTTTTAAATTTGCTTTTAAATAAACTGCCACTATTAGGTTTATTTTTATCTTCCATAATTACTCCTTGTAATAAAAAAAGGGATCATATCGTTGATCCCCAGAACGCTCTTAATTAATCAAATGCAAGGAAGTGGTATATGAAGCCACCGAACAACCAGTAAAAATTGGAGGTAAAAACTAGCTGTTCTACATCGATCATGGTAAGAGTACCAACCGTCAAATCATATTATTTACCAAAAACCTGTTCGTAATAGTCAACCATAGGTATATACCTAGATGTTTCTATTAACTTGCCACCCTCATCATGAATATGATCCTGTAACCATTCCCATATAGTAGTAGCTTTTTCAAGATCACCAGTTTTTTTAGCTTTATCTATTTTAGTCTTGATCTCATTAATGTGATCCCCCCATTGCTGAGTTTTAGTTTTGTCTTTGGTTCTAGTTGCTCTTTCACCATCATCATCTTGAACTTCAAGAGAAAACATACTCCAAAGTGCGTATCTACGATTGTAAGTTATTGAACTGCCTAGCGATTGGCTGTCCTCTTTAGCCATTATTAGCCTAATATTAGACTCAATAAATTCTTCAGGATGATCCACCAAATAAATTCTAGTGTTTAATAAATCAATTCCATTTACATACTGAACAGTTTGCACATAACCCATACCCAATTCATATAGAACTGGCTTAATCGTATCGATTATATTGTTAATGTTAGCGTATTTATAACTTAGGAATTCGTTCTTAGATGTTCTTTCTACCTGGTCTACCTTGCCACGAAATTGCATCATAGCTTTCCAAATAGTAGGTTTTTTATCTGTTTGTTTTGCCATATCTTGTTTCCTTTTTTGTTAAAAATTACATTATACCACCATTTTGTTAAAAATATGTATATAATATATTTGTAAGTTGTAAAAAATATGCTATTGCTATTAACTCTAGAGGGCGATAGCATACTCTTTATAACTAGCAAAGGAAAAAAATATGTATAACACTAAAGTAAAGTTTTATAAAACAGAAGAAAGAGTAAAAATTGAAATGGATCTTAAAGATTACAAATCATTATTAGAACTTAACAATTTTTTACAAGATCAAATTAGAATGATGCATGAAACATCTACTATCTACCTGTCCGATTTGGGCAAATTTGAAGAATATGAGTTAAAGATGGCTCGTATCTTAGATTTTAGGAACATGGAAGGCCATAACCATTTCTGCGATTATGTACTTAGCAACGATCCTAAAGCAAGACAGGAGAAAGCATAATGATGGCTCAAGAAATGTATGAAGAAAACAAAATGTTGGAGAGTCAAATCGAATCTTTAAAATCATTACTGAATGACATAGATGATTTTTTAAGAGAATGTAATCCCCAGTCATCAGAAGAAGATAGAAAAATTGGTGACTTACAAGAGCGTATTAGAAGCGTAGATTATGACGATGATGAAGATGATGACTGAACTACAATGTACTAAATGCGACCATAAATTTACAGGTGATGTTTTTAACTATAAACTTACATATGATGAATGGTTAAAAGATGTTAGATGTAAATATTGCAATTCAAGACAAACCATTACTGTTAAACCTTTAACTGTATTCCAAAAATACACCAGAAAATGGGAGTTTAGAGGGCGAGATAAGACCAAACATAGGGTTAAAGTAATTAATACTCGGTTAGTTGATGTCGATGACTGTGATATAGACACTAGCGATTGGCCTGATTTATGCGATTCTTTTGTATCTTCTGCATATTGGTTTGATGGTACATTATTAGAAGATGAAGAATTAGAACACCTTAACGAAGATAGAGATTTTTGTTACGAGGCATTTATGAATCATTTATATTAGGAGATTTTTATGACTGAAGAATTTGAAGAAGATTTAGAAAGTGATGAGTCAGATTTAGGAGAAGAAAAATATAGGCCTTTAAGTGCCTACGCTAAATCGATAGCTGAACAAACCGATGAAGAAGTCCAGACAGAACATTGGAATAGAGAGAGGCTTTCTGAATAATGATTTATTTTGGAACTAAATATCAAATGCATAAACAAAGATTAGAGGAGGAAAATATGAATGACCCTGATTTAGTTAATTTGGTTAGATCTCATTCGCAATTGTTAGAAGCCATAGAATATATGGCTGGTCAACTTAAACTTAACATTAAGAAAAACATAGTTAATCATGTTTATTTAAACGACAAAATGTTAAAAAAAATACAAGAATGTGAATTTGAACAGGATGTCGATAATGACGGCATACCTTTATAAAGGAAAAATATGTTTAATAAAATAATAGGTCTATTAATAGTCGGTCTTTTGTCGGTCGGTACTGGGTCGCTCGTTTATATCGTAATCTGGTTAAATGCTTTAAGAAAAGGGTGGTTAATTTAATTATAGAGGAGGAAAAAAAATGAAATACTGACAATTTAAGTTTCTACAAAAGGCTCTATCTTGAGCCTTTTTTTTTGTTATAATTTCCTGGTAGCTAATTTTGGCTACTAACAAGGATAAAAAATATGACTGATAATAAAGTACCTTTTTTCCAACCCTTTGCAAGTATTAAAGAAGGGTTTGATGAATTGTTTGAGGTAATAAAAAAAATAGACAATATTGATGATAGAACTAAACTATTAGTTATTTATGGTTGTCTTGGGCAAACTGTACAAAACGAAATACCCTGGACATTAATTAAAAAAGGAGATAAAAATGGAGATTAAATATAATGATTTAAGTAAGGGCGAAGCATTTATTGTTAACTGGCAATATCGCATATTAAAAAATGAAGCTTTAGAGTTAGCTGATGCTATTGCAAAAGCAGATACAGGAAACAGAAAAGTATTTGATTATTTCTTCCCTGAATATACCCAGGCAATGACTGATTACCAAAGCACAAGAGATTGGTGGGCAGATGTTGAGGTAAAGGCGGGTTTGCTTAGTCCTAACTGGCGTGAGGAAATGAAGGCCAGAATAAAGGCTCACAATAAAACTAAAAAGGAGGAGTTATGAAACCATTAAGAGTAGATTTAAAAAAAGTTAATGAAATTTTTAAGCAGATAGTTGATAAAGCAGTTTCTATAGAAGGGCAATACTTAGATATTTGGGATGTTAAATGTAAAGGTAATGCTAAAGAAAGAAAGGAATATTATTTTTTAAATAAATTTGAATGCATTGAAAATTATTACTACTATGAATGTTTAGATGCTTGGAGAAGTGTTAAAGAAATGGAACATGATGTAGGCCTTGACTCTTTGTATTTAAATGTAATAGAGATTGTTACAGGCAAAAAACTGGAGGAGTTATGATTACCTATGAAGGCCAAAGATACAATGTTGTATTAAGTACATTAGTAACATATGACAAAGCCTCTGAGTTTGAAGAATGGTTTCAGGATAACATTGGAACTGACTTACAAAAAGATGAAGATATCAATGGCAATATTGAATATGTCATGTGCGATATTACGAATGAAGAACTTAGACTCATTGAGCAATATGAAGATAAATATTTACTGGAGGTAAAGTAATGGAATATTCAAAAAAGACTAGAGATAAAATAGCCAAGATACTTAGAGAGGAGGAAGAATATCCTTTTAAAACACTTAAAAATCTTGATTTTAAAAAATTTCCAAAAGGACAAACTGTTCTGCCACACCAATGCCAACATTGTGGTGTTGGTATGGGTGAGGGATATTATTTTGATGATAATGGGTACGCTTGTTCTCAGCATTGTATGTTAAGCATACTTTACAGTCAGGACTCTTATTATTGGACAACCTGGCAAGACCATTCACAACAAAATCTTAAAGAAGGCGAGCCAGTTTATGATGCAGAAGGAAATGCTTATTATTTGACTGAGCGATTTGAAGATGGCGAAGTTTATTCAGATGAGCCTTCATTTAAAGGAGGCCATCATTATGACTATTACTAAACTAGCATCTTTAAACAAACTTAGTAATTGGAGTCCAGTTAAACAACTTGAACCAGTTGGTAAGAAGGCAGTCATTCCAGAAGAAATATGTTCAAATTGTAATCACTCAATAGAGTATGACCGCAATTTCGACTGGGAAACTGAGATATGGCATTGCTCGAATTGTAATACTGAGTTTTCGGTCGATATCGAAATCGTGAGAGATTGGCAAAACCAGGCAGTTTGGAGATGATAAAAAGAACTGATTTAATTGTGGCTGTAATTCTGATCCTTTCAATTATTTTATTTTTGTTTGGAATCCTGGTATTATTAATCACATAGGGCAAAGGCTTGCACCCTTAAAAAAGCAAGCCAATACATGGAGAACTATATGAGAAAGATTAGTAAAGAAATAGCCCACGCTTTCAACCAGGGCAAAACAAAGTCAATTGGTAATACAATGACGAATGGCCGTGAAGTTTATCTGCATGGTAACAAGATAGCTTGGCGTTCAAGTGGCAATGGCCTGGAATTAACTCTGGCTGGCTGGCCTACGGTCACAACTAGAGAACGACTCAACGCAATACTGTATGTTGAGGGGTTTAATGTTAAAGCGGGCGAGAGTTACGGTTTTTACTTCAACCAGAAAAACTATAACCAATACCTGACTAAAATTACATTTAACGGTTATGAGAAACAATCTAAAAGTAAACCTATAACTGATAATGAAATTATTACTTTATATCAGGGGAGCGTTTAACAATGGTTACTAATTATTTTAATGAGCAAGAAGTTTTAATTAATAAAATACTTGACCGTGTTGATGAGATGCGTTCTTGGTTGCCCAAGCACACGCCAGACAGGGAAAGATTGTCATACAGTCTAGAACATGCCCAGTTAAACCTGGAACAACTTAACAAGCTTTCATCGTTCGATGATGGCTCGTTCGGTCATGATGTCTTTGGTATCTATAAGTATGGATGGTGGAGCAATTCAACAAGCGACTGGCTGCCCAGGTGCAGTTAATTAAAGCAAATAAATGATGCCCCTTAATTGGGGCATTTTTTTAGTCCGACCGAAGCAAAACTCCAAGATCTCTAGAACAATTTAACTTCCTAATATTAAATTAAAGAATTGAGAAGTTAATTTTAACTTCCTAATATTTTTTTTTAACTTCCTGAATTAATTTTTGCTTGTGGTATTAATTCAACAGAACCCCCAGCTCTCCCAAGATCTCTAGAAATTGATTTCCTTTATTAGTGCGGGTTGTAGAGGTGGCGTTTTTGCAACAAGTTTCCAAGCATGGCCTAAATCCATCAACTAACAGTAAGAAATACACAAGGGGAATATACAAAGCTCAAGAACACAGGAACATAGTAAGCGAGTGTATGGTGTTGTGGCGTGTTGTGTTTAGATATTAACTAGAAGAATAGTAATTAAATATTCATTACCCCACACTTTTATTTTAACTTCCAAGTGTCGGTCGTTCTGTTTACTGGGGGCATGCATAGAGGCCAGTTAATTACCTGGGGCATATGTTGGCCTGGCTAAAGTTAAAAAGGCTCTAGAATGGGCAATTCTGGATGTTCTGCAAGATCTCTAGAAAGTAGCACAAACCCCCCTGGGGGAGGCTCATTGCATATAGCAACAGTAAACGCTATACCCCACCCACAAAAAACAGAATTTCAAAAAAAAACCAATTTGGACTCTATATGTGCTATACTATCCATATGCAAAAACCAAAAGGCAACCCAGCACTTGTCAAAGGCATGACCTCTTTAAACCCAGCAGGTAGACCTAAAGGCTCTGTAAACAAATATACTGCGTTAGCACGAGAGTTAATGTCTGAGAAAAGTGGCGAGATTGTACAAAAAGTAATTGATAAAGCTATGGATGGAGATGTACATTGTTTAAAGATGTGTATGGATCGTATATTGCCTGTACAAAAAGCTGTCGATTCTAACAGAACTAAAAGTGATGCTCAAGTTATTATTAATGTAGCTTCTATTGACTCTATAGAACAAAAAGCTAGTGAATATGATAAAGCTGAATTAATAGAACCTGTAGAACAGAGTGATGATGAAGTAATTGCCAAGATAGATACTTCCCCTATGGCGGAGAAATTTGACTCCTAAAGACGAGTGTTCTTTGTGTGGTAGTGACTACGATGAAGAATGTGGTGGAACGCAAGGTTACTTTGGAATCATCCCTGTAACTTTTTGTGAGTGGTGTTATTCCTCAATTATAGATATGGCCTCCCAACATTTAAGTTTGACAGAAGAAGATGGCTGAACTAAACATAGACCTCCACCCTGCTCAACTGCAAATATTTCATTCCGATAAACGATTTAAGATAGTTGCTGCTGGTAGGCGTTTTGGTAAATCTTATTTATCTGCCTGGATACTTCTTATAAAGGCAATACAGTCTGATAGTAAAGATGTGTTTTATATAGCACCTACTTTTCAGCAAGCTAAAGATATTATGTGGGCTATGCTTAAAGAGTTAGGTAAAGACCTAATTGTCCAGGCCTACGAAAATACAGCAGTTTTAACTTTAGTCAATGGTCGTAAGATATACCTTAAGGGATCTGACCGACCAGAAACACTTCGTGGTGTAGGACTTGCTTATGTCGTTCTTGATGAGTACGCCTCTATGAAACCTCAAGTTTGGGAACAGATTATTCGCCCTACTCTTGCAGATGTTCGTGGTGGTGCTTTATTTATTGGTACGCCCGCAGGTAAAAACCATTTCTTTGATTTGTATAAAGATGCCCTGGAAGATGAAGATTGGGATGCTTTTCAGTTTACCTCAACAGATAATCCTTTTTTGCCAGCAGAAGAAATAGAAGCTTCTAAAAAAAGCATGTCCTCTATGTCGTTTAGGCAAGAATTTGAAGCATCATTTGAAACAACTTCAGGTGGTATATTTAAAGAAGAATGGTTTCAAGTTGATGAAGAACCAGAAGATGGTAACTATGTTATTGCTGTTGATCCTGCTGGCTACGAGTCTGTAGAACAAGAACGAAATTTAAAAAGATCAAGATTAGACGAAACAGCTATTGCAATTGTTAAAATAGATCGTGATAAATGGTGGGTAAAAGATATATTACATGGTCGTTGGAACATTAAAGAAACCGCCAAAAAAATTCTTTCATCTGCGATGAAGGTAGAATCTGCTACTGTAGGTATTGAAACAGGGTCACTAAGGAACGCTATATTACCTTACTTGGAAGATGAAATGCGAACAGAAGGTAGATGGGTTTCTATAATAGAACTTAGACATGGCGGTAAAAAGAAAAACGATAGAATAACTTGGGCGTTACAAGGCAGAATGGAGCATGGACAAATTACTTTTAACGAAAAAAAAGAATGGCGAGAATTTACAAATCAATTATTAGATTTTCCTAATAGACTTGCTCATGATGATATGTTAGATGCTCTTGCTTATATAGATCAAGTATCAGTTGCAGATTTCGCCCACTCAATAGAATTAGATGATGAATGGAGGCCAATAGATAATGTCGCTGGATATTAGTAATTTAACAAAAGCAGAAATGGATGAGTTGTTAGAGTTTAGCAATGATAAAACTAACATAGTAGAAAGATATATAGTTGCTTGTCAAATAATAACAAATCTTATAGATGATGGAGAAGGATATTTATATAATCAAGAAAATTGGGATGACAATGTTGATTTAACTATATGCAAATTGTTATTAGATGGCGATATTGTTATTGAGCCAGAAGAAAGAAAGTTACATTAAGAATAAAAAATGTGATATAATCGGCACTTATTTAAGTGCCTATATTAGATATGAATAAATCAGAAACAAAATACCAGGCGTTAGCAGGCTGGTTGTCACACAGGCTAGAAGGCTGGAGGACACACAGAAATATTAACTACATTCCTATGTGGGATGAATATTATCGTTTGTGGAGAGGTATTTGGTCTGCTGAAGATAAAACTAGAGCAAATGAAAGATCAAGGTTAATTTCTCCTGCATTACAACAAGCTGTTGAATCATCAGTTGCAGAATTAGAAGAAGCAACTTTTGGGCGTGGTAAATGGTTTGACATAAAAGATGATATGCTTGATGAAGATCCTAGAGAAGCAGAATATATTCGTAATTTATTGCAAGAAGATTTAGAAAAAACAGGTTGTAAAGATGCTATTTGTGAAGTATTTTTAAATAGTGCTATATATGGTACTGGTATTGGAAAAATAGTTGTTAAATCTAATATTGAAAGAGCACCATCTGAAGAAACTATAGATGGAACTGCTGCAAAAACAAGAACAGTTATAGAATATCCTATAGTAGATGTTCATGTAGAGCCTATATCACCTAAAGAATTTCTTATTGACCCTTCAGCTATTTCAATTGACGATGCTTTAGGTGTAGCACATGAAGTTATAAAACCTAGATATCACATTGTTGAAGGTATAAGATCAGGATTATATAGAGATGTACCCATAGATGGAGATTTTCAAACAGTAAAATTTGGATACGACCCAGAAACTAAACAAGCAGACGAATCTGATTCAGTTAAAATAACTGAATATTGGGGATTGGTACCAAAAAGATTTTTAAAAGCTAACAAAGATAAAGATGATTTTGAATATACTAAAAAAGATGAGTTAGTAGAAGCAGTTGTTACTATGTGTAATGACGAACATATATTAAGAGTTGATGAAAATGCTTTTATGATGAATGATAGGCCATTCATTTCATACCAACATGACATTGTTCCTAATAAATTTTGGGGCAGAGGTGTTTGTGAAAAAGGATATAACCCACAAAAAGCATTAGATGCTGAAATGAGAGCAAGAATAGATTCTCTAGCGTTAACTACTACACCAATGATGGCTGCTGATGCCACAAGATTACCTAGAGGCGTAAAGTTTGAAGTGAGAGCAGGAAAAACTGTTCTGACCAATGGAAATCCACGAGATGCTATCATGCCACTCGACATGGGTACAACAGATCCTAATACATTTAATCAGGTTGCCTCACTTCAAAACATGATACAAATGGGCACAGGTAGTGCTGATACAGGTGCAGCACAAAATGATACTGCTAGTGGCATGTCTATGATGCAAAGTGCTGCTATAAAGAGGCAAAAACGCACATTAATGAATTTTCAAAACACTTTTCTTATACCTCTTATAAATAAATGCATGTGGAGAAAAATACAATTTGATATTGACAGATATCCTGTAACTGATTACAAATTTGTACCTTATTCTACTATGGGTATTATGGCTAAAGAACTAGAAATGCAACAAATGGTACAAATGTTACAAGCTATACCTAAAGATTCACCCGCATTTAATGTTATTTTATTAGCAATGTTCCAAAATTCATCTATTCACAATAGAGATCAAATTGTTAATGCTCTTATGCAAGGCAACCAACCAGATGAAAATAGAGAACAAATGCAAATGCAATTAGAGCAAATGCAAATGCAACAATTACAAGCTAATGTACAAAAAACTATAGCAGAAGCTAAAGAAGAAGAAGCAAAAGCTATATTACATCAAGCTGATGCAATGAATAAGCAACCAAATGATATTGATTTACAAGAAAAAATACTTAAATTGCAAAAAGATCAAATTAGTTTACAAAAATTAATGGCAGATATTGAAAATAAACGATCTGAAACAGCAAGAAACATACCAGAAATAGAACATTTAAAATCTGAAACTATTTTAAATTTAGCTAAAGCAAGAGAGGCTGGAATGCCAAGACAAATTAAACAACAATTACAATAATTAAATTTAATATGTGGCAATAAAATAAAATGGCAAAAACAGACGAAAAATTCTTAGAAGATAGGCTAGGAATGACTGAAACAGATGGATGGTTAGATTTAATACAAGATTTACAAAATTTAGAAGAAAATATTGGTAATTTAAACAATATTAATTCTGAACAAGACCTTTGGATAATCAAAGGTCAGTTGCGTATCATAAATTTTATTGTAAATTTAGAAAATGCAACACACCTAGCGTTGGAAGAACTCCAAGACGGAAATCCAACATAATTCAAACTTCATAACCCTGAAAAGGGCGGAGAAAACACAATGAGTGAAAGTATAGTAGTAGATGAAACACCTTTACAAAGTGAACCCATAACAGAAACACAGGTTGAATCTTCTTTAGACGAGTTTTCAAGTCAAAGAAATATACAAGAAAATTCAGAGCCAGAACAAATACAAGATATTGATGGCAATCAAGATATTCCTGAAAAGTATGCGGGCAAAACAATGGCAGAGGTTATTGAAATGCATCAAAATGTCGAACAGGCATTAGGTAAGCAAGGGGCAGAACTCGGTGAACAACGAAAGCTTATGCAGAGCCTAATTGAAGCACAAAATAAAGTGACTGAAACTACTCCACCAGAAGAATCTGTAATACAGGAGGACAACTTCTATGACGATCCAGTTTCGGCTGTAAATAAAGCTATAGAAAACCACCCTGATGTTATAAAGGCTAGAGAAGAAAGAATGGGTAATATGCAAAAGCATAATTTGGAAGCTTTAGAAAAAGCATATCCAGATTGGCAAAAAACTGTTCAAGATTCTTCTTTTCAAAAATTTATAGGTGATAGCGAAACTCGTACAGAAATGTTTAGAAAAGCTGATTCCGAATATAGATCAGATTTAGCAATAGAACTTTTTGATTGGTATTCTAAAACTAGAATTACTGGTGCAACAAAAGAAGCAGAAGCTGAAGAAAAATCTAAAATTGAAAAAGCAATGAAAAAAACAACTGGCGAAAGTAGATCATCTGGAGAATCTGTAGGTGGAAAGAAAGTTTACAGGCGAGCTGATTTAATTAACTTGCAGGTAACAGATCCTAACCGATATGCAACACTTGCTGATGAAATTCAGGAAGCATATGCAGAAGGAAGGGTTAAATAATATAATACTATAACAGGAGAAGTAAAATGGCTTTGGGTTCAAACCAAGTAACGACTTCAGTAGCTAATAACTTCATCCCCGAATTGTGGAGTGATGAAGTAATAGGTGCATATAAGTCAAATCTAGTGGTTGCTAACCTAGTAACTAAGCTATCTCACAAAGGTAAAAAAGGCGATACTATCTATATCCCTGTACCTGCGAGAGGAAGTGCAAGTGCTAAAGCAGCAAACACGCAAGTAACATTATCAGCAGCTACCAACACAAAGGTAACTGTGTCTATCGACAAGCACTACGAATACTCAAAATTAATTGAGGATATCGCAGAAGTACAAGCACTAGCAAGTATGCGTAAGTTTTATACTGACGATGCTGGTTATGCTCTTGCCAAGCAAGTTGATACTGACCTTTTTGCTCTTACAGAAGGTTTACAGGGTGGTACAGTAGGCGGTACTGGTGCAGCAGCATATGAAAATGCTGTTATCGGTGGTGATGGTTCTACTGCTTATACTGGTAACGCAACAAATGCTTCTGACATTACAGATGCAGGTATTCGTAGAATGCTTTTAACTCTGGATGATGCAGATGTACCAATGGACAATCGTGTAATGGTAGTTCCACCAATCTGTGCTAATGACATGCTTGGAATCAATAGATTTACAGAGCAGCAGTTCATTGGTTCTGGTGATGCTATTAAGACTGGTAAGATTGGACAGATTTATGGTGTAGATATCTTTATCTCATCTAACTGCCCAACTCCTGCTGGTACTGACAGAGCAGGTGTACTAATGCACAAAGATGCTCTAGTTCTAGCAGAGCAAGTTGGAGTGCGTAGCCAGACACAGTACAAACAAGAATACTTAGGTGATCTTTTCACTTCAGACACTATTTATGGTGTAGCTGAGTTAAGAGATGATGCTGGTGTAGCTTTTGTAGTACCTGGATCTTAATAGTTAATTAAGATGTAACCCCTTCTCACGAGGGGGTTATTCTAAGTTAATTTAAGTCATATGCAAGACGAAGAAGGCAAACTTGAAATATCTGTAAGGATATTAGGTAACGAAATAATTGGTTTTAAAATGACTGTTGATGATTTTAAAATGAAGTGGATGTTAGTCGGTTTGTTTGGTATCAGTATTCTTTCTTGGATTATGGTGCAATTTGCCCCACCACTAATGGAAACCTTTACATAATGCCATTTTACGATTTTAAATGCGAACAAAATCATGTAAGTGAAGAATTACGCTCTTATGATGAAATGAAAATGGGTATTGAATGCCCTAAATGTGGCAAACCTGCCCAAAGAATATACTCAATAAACGATGTCAGACCTAGTTATGGATATGAAATGACTAGATTTGCTATGCGAGAAAAGAAAAGACTAAGCAAGGATAAATTTAATGGACATATTTGAAGATACTACAGGCTCAGACTCTACAGATTTGCTTGAAATAGATCGTTTTAAAGCAAAAATACAAGAGATATGGACAAGGATGCTTACTGAGTGTTATTCGCATTACTATGACGAGGATGATGAAGATAGTCCTTCTATGGATGAATTTATGGAAGCTAATGCCCTTAAATTTGCTAATGACCCTGAACCTGTAACCGAATTAGATACATTAATGGACATGCTAGATGGTCTTATGGATGAGGATGAAGAATTAGAGAGTGTCCAGGCAGATGGTAAAGCACCGACTTATGGCGG